AGACCACAAGCCTTCACCCATGATTGCAAACACACGATTACGAACTTCAGTTTCTGACATTTCTAAAGAAATAATCATTGGAGACTTGCCTTGTTTCCATGCTTGAACTGCAAAGTATAGTGCCATCCATGACTTACCAATTCCAGGATAGGCTAGGAATACGCCAAGTTGACCTGGCATAATTCCTGCAGGTAGATAGTTATCAAATCCTGGTAGGCCAGTCTTAATTCCAACAGCACCAAGTTCATTCTGTCTTTTAACTCTTTCAAAATATGCAACAGCATCTTCTAGGTCTGTAGCATCAATATCACGAATTGCTGCAGTATTCTTTTTTAGTTCAGATGTTTTTGTAATTAGGTGATCTAGTGCTGAAACACCATTACCACCCTGAACTTCTCCTGCTGCATTACGAAGAATATCTTTTAGGCTGTCATTTAAATATTCTGTTTGAAGTTCTTCTAGATGATGTTTTGTAGAACCTACACCAGGAACAGGTTCAAAGTCTCTAAACTTTTCTCTAACAAGATCTGCTGGAGGAAGACACTGATTGTTTTCAGAGTATAAGCGAATAAAGTTCCAGATATCGTTGTGGGTTCTTAGCAGTGTCTCAACATTAGCCTGTAGCAAAACATGTATCTGCTTATCTTCTAGTAAAGCAGAAATTACTTTTGCTTCTGTGTTATTCACTCAACCACTCCTTAGCCAATGCTCTGCGCTCTTTGCGCTCTTTGTAATCTTGTTCTACTTCTAGTTTACCACTAATAATTTTTTCTGCATTATAAGCAAAATAATTCCATGTTGGCTCTTGAGATATAGAAAAGTAATATTCTAAAAGATCATAGCATTGAGAAATACCGTACGACTCTATCAGAGCATCTGCTGACCACTGGTCAACATTAAGATTCATGTTTGACTTTTGCTCATACCTTTGAAGATATAATTTATTAAATCTACTGAGCAAAGCCATTCGGTCTTTGCGCTCAGCCATTACTCGTTGATTTCTTCTTTTGCTTCGTTAATCTTCTCAGTGAGTTTATCTTCAACAAACTTGTAGACTCTTTCAAAAGCCTCATTGGTTGTTTCGCCATCACGCTTGCTGTCAACTACGCCAAGATCAAGTCTAAGCGATTGAAAATTGCCTAGATTAAGTGTATAGCCTAGTGTTACATTTACCTTAGTTGAATCGTTTTCCATTCCCCACCCATTCCTATTTTAAATACTTTCGGACCAGACTGGAATATATCTTCCATCCTCGGTCTTTGTATATGTAAGTATACCGTCTCCCATTCGCCGTGTCAATTCTTGGCTTGTAGGAGTCATGTTATTAGTTATTAATTTGTCTTTTCTTGGTTGTCCAATATGTATACTTGCAAGTATAGCACGAATTTCTCTTACCTGTGATTCTGAGTAATATGCTCTTACTTGCCAGTGTCTTTCTCCGTTTAGTTGTGCACCAATAGGAGCAGGGATCATTCCTCGTTTAATTAGTGTAGGAATATACTTTCTGTGCCTATTGACAAGAATAGCAGTTTCTGCTACACTATACGCTCTTTCTTTACCCTTTTTAAAATCTGACAACAAACATGTTTCTAGTCTATCTTTTGTAATATTATAAAACGTAATCATGCCAGTTGATCTTGATCTATGGTGAACCCTTACTAAGTCACCATTAAGAAACCATACTCTAACTTTACCTTTTATTACAGGCTCGTTATTGTACTCTTCGCTCTGGATCTTTCCTTTAGTAGTAGCCATTTGCCTTCCTGACTTTGTGTTGGGGGATGATAAAATTTTCTAAATCCGCACATCACGCAAAAGGTTTCCATGTGATCTACACTTGTGTATTGTCTATCAATAAAAACTCTACCTTTGCATTTACCACAAACTAACATATCAAGTCTTTCATTTAGTTTGGTATTCCAATAATAATTAAGTTAACAGCCAAAGATAGGTCTCCTGATGCACCGAAGCGAACAACCCCATCTACCTTTGATGTTGTAATGTTTTGTAATATTACTGTTACATTTTGACCAGCAGGTGTGCCACCTACGTTGACTGCTGTTGCAGTAACGATGGGGGCATACTTGTAGTCACTAGGGAAACTGTAAGAAAATGGTTTTTCTGATGATGCAGAAACTGTACTATTACTTGCAACGCTTACATAACCACCGATAAATCTAGTTTCTGAAGTCTTAACACTTTGCTTGCCAGCAGTTCCAGAGTCGATGGTTGTGTAGTTAAATGTTGCAGATGATACCTGTGTGGACAGGTCATTTATTGTGTCTGCTAACTGATAAATGTATGATACATCAAGAGGTTGCCCTCTTTCTGGTAGTGGTACTTTTGCCATTATTTCCTCCTGTTAAAGTATATCATTAAACTGTCCAAGGCCCACCTTGGTAAACTCTCAAAAAATTAGTATCTCTAGATATAGGAAAACCCTTTAAATAAATCTCAACAGAAAGTCTGTTGGGTGGTGATCCTTGAACAACACTATTCTTTGTATATGTTGATGGGGTAATTAAAGAAATACTAGATGTATCTACTCTAGAACGATATTGCCAATCACCGCTGTCACCTCTGTCCCATCTCACCCAAACATCATAGGTCATTGCCTCTTTAATTAAAGTTAAGCCCTTTTTAATTTCAACAGAATTCCAAGCAACCGTGCTTACATCTCCAGCCTTCGTATGATGAATTGTTCCAGGCACGTAGGTAAATTCTGGCTGTACTAAAAATATTGGAGACCAGTGTGAAGTTCTGTTCTTATCTTCTGATATGACTCTATATCTAACTTCATATCCTTCTGTTACAGAATTTATTGCTGGAAGTCTGCTTTCAAGGATCCTAGCCTTTTTAATTACTTCTTTGGCCATTAAGAAACGCCTATCGAAAATCTAAACTCAATATAATTACTTGTATTAGGAGACTTAACTATGCTTGAAGATGTTGAGTTTTTGATAACAGAATATCCAGTTAAACCGTACAAGGGATTTAGGGTTGATACATTTTCTAATCTCATTGCGTCTAGTGCAATATAATAATCATCTGATGGGTTTGAACTAACAATAGCAGTTGCATATATCTTTACAACAGTTACAGCATCCCAGGTAAAGTTTGAACTTATGTATAAGTTTTGAAGTTGTTTAGAAACAACAAAGTATCTATTTGTATCGAAGTCATACTCTCCTGGGCCAGTACCATTAACTAGTTCTGCCTCAAATCTTGCAAATGCTTCTGGGTTTGCAGAGTCTGTAGATGCAAAGTCTACCAAAATTCTAACCGCATCTGGAGAAGAAGCATTTTGTAAAATTTCTGATGCGCCATCTTTGTTAACAATTGAAAAGGCAAGTCTTAATTCATCTACTGGAGAATTTCTACTAAAGTCTACGTTAGGTCCAGTTAGGTGTATGTGATTTGATCCGCTCTCAATAACAAAATGATCTTGGCCTGGTCCACTTTCTGAACTAATTGTTAAATCAGCATCATCGCCTCTCATCATGATTACATTATTAAAAAATCTAGGACGTTCATATCTTTCTGCTCTAGATGTTTTATAAAAAATAGCGTTGTCTGCATTTGTTTGAAAAACCTTGTTTGTGGTTGCAACTATATTATCATTGTCTGGGGCATCAAGAGATTCTGAAATTGTTGGTATTTCTGTTGCTTCTGATGTTGTGTGATACTGCCAATTTTCTGTTTGTGTAAAAGCAAAAACAGTTTTGCTGTCATACGCACCTGCTGCAGAGTTTGCTCCTGCAGAATATATGCCCACCTCTGTTATTTCATATCTTTCTTCTGTAGGTATTTCTGCTGTTAATACAATTTTTTCTATACCGTTTTCATTAATAAATCCCCTTGAAGATATTGGAACTCTAAACATTTCAAAATCTAGGTTTTGTTTATTTGAATAATCTTCGGATGGATCTGACAAAAGAAGTGGTTTCTGTCCACAACCAACGGCAATAAATGAAGCATAGGCTGGAGCCTGGCCTAGCAAGTATTTTCCAATGATAGATTTGCCAGTATTAGTAATCATGATTCTTCTCCATTTAAATATCCCTCATATATTGTACCATTAACGACAATCTGTATCTCTATCTGCTCATCACTATCTAAATTAACAGACTCTACAATAATATCTCCTGTTTGAATATCTGAATACACATATGAGCCATTAGGTCCAGTTGGACTAGTTGGTACCTTTTGATCTAGTTTAATAGAAAAATTATTAAAGTATTTGTTTGAGGTTGACTGCAAGCCCAATATGTTATTTGGATTATACTGC